TTATTCATCGATGCAAAAGCAGTAGAACCAGAAGCTACATATATTGTTGTAGATGTATTTGCAGGTAATGTACTTCCAGTAACTGCAAAAGTAATACCATTTATATTTAAAGTACCTGTTGGAGCAAATGTAGGTCCTATACTAGCACTATTAAGTAGAAGTGATGCTGTAGATTGTAAATAGTAGTTATCAAGATATTGTATATTTTTTCTTTTTGTTGAGAATAAACTACTAGAAATATTATTAAGTAGCGTATTAAACTTAGAATGAGAAAAAGTATTAGAATCTATTTTTTGATAAATTGAACGATTAGTATTGTATAAATCAATAAATCTAGCATAAGGATTATAATTACCAGGAGTAAAATAATCATCATATATGTTTATTTGGCTCCCACTAATAGCTCCATCAAAATAAGCACCTCTATCATCTTGTAATTTATTATAAAAAGGATCATAAGATGCTGTTATTCTAGATCCGCTTATATTATCACTACCTACTGCTATTACAGTAGTATTACTAGGATTAGCATAAGCAATTTTATTTCTTTCTAAAACTGGGGAATTAATGGTTACTCCTGTTGAAAGATTAGACCTACCAGGAACATAATCTTCTAACATTTTAAACATTGAGTTATCAAAAAACTGTACTAAACGAATGAATCCGTTATAATCCATTAAAGAACCTGTAAAGCCAGCATATGACCCAGTACCACCAAAGTAAGATTTTTGTTGAGCAAGAAGATCACTATACGAACTACTATATAATTGTCTAGGATCACCAATATAGTTATCTATTACCCAATTAGGATTATTAGATGATATTGACTTAGATATGTAAGTATCTATTTGAGTTTGTGGAGAAAAAGATACATCAACATAATGATCATCTGTTGTTCTAAAATCAAATGATTCAGAAGTATATTGTTGAATACTAACTAAAGAAGATAATACACTTCCTGTAGTAAGAACATTTACAAGTCTAACTTTATCATTGTTATACCCTTTTAATAATTCAGATGTAGTTGAACCACCATATTCCTTTACATTTAAAATACTACTTGTTAAGTTACTACCTGTTGGGTTGTAAAAAGTAGAACCTGAAATAGTATAGTAATCTTGATTTAAAATACCAAATGTAGAAAGTAATGTTCTTAAACCAGCAACTGTACCTTTACGTTGTAATAATATAGGTAAATTATGGTAAATACGTTTATATGATTCTGCTAAAATATCTTTTTTAGGTATATTATTTAAATAACTACTTGTAGCAGAAAAATTATTTAATGAACCACTATAACTAGCACTACCTGTATTAGCTCCTAACAAATACTGAGATATATTTTGATTGCCAAGACTATTAAATATGTTTATACCTAAAGATTGTAATAAACTATAAACAACATCTTTAGAAATACCTACATTTAAATTATTATTTGATAAGTTTCTATCTGTAATTGATTTAGCATATATCCAAATATTGTCAAAAAATTGACCCATCATGTTTAAAAAGGTCAAATAATTTTCATTATTAGGATCATCTACTATATATCCTGGTACTGAGTATTTAAAGTAATTTATGTTAGTTGAATCATAATCACTAGCATTAGATTTAGCTCCATTATACCAAGTAGTAGTTTGAGAAGATGTTGTTGGGTATAAAACATATGGTTTATTAGTACCTAATTTTGGGTATGGTGTTATACCATATTGAGAGGTTGATAATAAAGAACCAGATTCAAAATATAAATAATTTTCAAATCCATCAAAATTAGTAATAATGTTATTAATACTAGAAGAATATGAATTTATCTCTGATTGTAAGCTACTAGTGGTGGAAACATTAGGAGAGTATCGACTTATAAGATTATTATAAGATTCAATTTGTCGAACTTTAGTATAGAAATTTTGTACACGTGATAAAGCTGATCCAAAAGTTACAAAGCTACTAAATCCACCTTCTTCACCATTTACACCACTATAATTAACATTAATAGCAATACTTTGAGAAGCATTTAACCCAAATAAACCTTGATCACCATCTCCAAAATTATTCAAATATGGAGTGGTTGTTGAATTTAAACCAAATCTTGAAATATTATTAAAATTAGGTCCTCTTAATCTACTACCTGTTGGAGCTGCTAATATAAAATCAAGATTAATATCAAATATGTACGGGGTAGATATTTCTTCTACTACCCATAATGATGATTTTTCATTGATTGATAAATCTAGTTCATTATATAATTTAAATAATATTTCATAGCCTGTATCAGCTTTATTTAAGGCAATATTAATTGCTATTTCTTGTATATTATTACCAAAATTTAAAAGAAAAGGATCAAACAAAGAGGATGAAGTGTAGCTATTAATTAAAGCTAAAGATCCACTTTCTATTTGAGAATCAGATAAAGCAACAGAACCAACTCTAATTTCAGTTCTATCAGATGAAATTTCTTTAACAAATAATTCAGCTTTAGGATAACTTGAAATTTTATTTTTAAATACATTATATTGAACCTTAAACTCACCTGATGAATATCCTAAATTTTGAAGATCTTGTACAGGATCAATTTCAATAACGGGATATGTTGCAGAATTTGTAGTTAAATTAGAAAGTGTGCCTACTTCATCTCCACTAACACTTGTATTGTTAACATTAAGAGAAGGTGTAACCCCAGGATTTAAAGAAGAATTAGAGGGTAATTTATATTTGTGGTAGTTATAGTTAGTATCTAATAAGTTATCTCCAGCATTATATACATAATATTCTATGTAATCATTAGGAGCACCAAATGTTTTTTTAATCTTTTGAGATGTAATAAGTTTTAAGTCATCAGTTGTATAACGTGATACTTGCGTTGTATTTAAAATACTACCTACTATCTTAATATTATCTGCCATTTATTTTATTACTGTTGGGTTGAATATTGTTGTATGTTACTAACAGTGCTTTGTATTTCTACTAATTGTGATCTTAATGAAGTTATTTCATCTAACAATGCTTTGATATCAGTACTATCAGTAGTAACACCTAAAGTTCCTGCTATTTTTTCTAACATTTGTCTTAAAATTTCTTCTGGGATTAATCCATATAGAGAATTAAATAATGCTAAAAAATCATCTAAAGTAAATGTTGGAGCAGTAGCTTGCACATTTGATTGATTTGCAGGAGCTAACTGACTAAATTGTCTGTTAATTACTTTATCAAAAGCGGATTTATCAAATACTGTTTTCTCTATATTGATTTGAGACATTATCTTATAACTTTAAAGTAGTAGTTATTGTCTGATATGATTGTTTCACCATTAGTTAATATTGTTTTAAATAATAATTTATAGTAACGTTCTGGTTCTAATCCATTCATATAAACATCAAAATAATTACCTGTTGAATCACAGCTAATTTTAGTATAATTCGTATCGTAATCTACGATAATTTCCTCGGTATCCAAGTCCTTTATTGACCAATATGAAGAAGAAGGTAAAGCTTTGTTATTTAAATAAACTGAACTTGTTTGAAATGACCTAGCTGGGAACTTATCTCTAACATTAATTTTAAAACGTTGTATTGAGTCTTGTTGAAATTCACCTTTATTATTTCCTAATGAAGGAACAAATAAGTCTGATGTTATAACAGATAATGATCCTGTTGCATATGATGAATCATCCCATCTAATTTCTAAACATGGGGGATAAATAGTATGTGTATTTCCTGAAAAATATTTTGTTTCAAATTTAGAAGATGAAGGTGAAAACTCTAATGATGATGAATGTTTAAGAATAAAACCATCATTATAAAGAGATCCACTATACCAAGAATTAACAATAGTTGATACTTTTAATTCTATATCTTTAGAAGTAGTATGTGTAAATGATTGTGTAGCTTGATAATTAGAACCAGTATTCCATAAACCCCCACCTGCAATTCCTCCTGTTCTGTAAGAACCGGTGGTGCATGAAGGTATAGATCCATTAGAAAACCAAGGTGTTGCTGCATCAATTCCATCTTTATATTGCCAACTAACACCATCAGTAGTAGTAGGAACATTACTTAACCTACCAGTACCCATATCCCAACTTCCAGATAATGGATGGCAGAATAATGTATAATTTAAAGGAATTGAGCTAGCATTAGCTAAAAATAATTTTAAATAGGCATCATATCTTTTATTACCTACTTTATTAGAAATAATATCATTGATTTGATCAGTAGGAAATTTGATAACGCCTCGTGCTACCTCATTAGTTTCATTAATGGTATAAAAGGTACTAATCTCTATAATTTCATCTAAACCCGTGTTTAACGTAGGATAGAATGAATATAGAGTAGCACTTTTTTCAGGGAATATTTTATAGATTGCCATAGTTAGTAATTACTACATATAAATATGGCAACTACCAAACTATTTTACGCTAATAACGCGTGATATTCTTTAAAATGTTTAATACGATCAGCTAGACCAATTGTACCACCATTAACACGTTTAGTAATAGATGTAACTACTGCATCAGTAGCACCACCATCAGCAATTTTATGTAAACCATTTTTATTGAAAAACCAAGCCGCTGATGCTAATGGATATTGAGTTGCGACTAATGTTGGGTCAGTATTAATATCTGCGCCTATTGATTTAAAAAATGATTGGTAGTTAGTTTTACCAGTTAATTGAATAAATCCACGTCCACAATATTTTGCACCGTCACCACTTGCTTCATCTCCATTACCCATTCTTGATGAATAAACTTTATTAGCAATTTTTTCAGGTTTGCGTTCATATTGTTTAGCTAATGCTTCTGTTGGGAAATATTTTTTAAATATACCCATTAAACCTTTAGCACTATAGTTTAAATTTTCTTTAACTAATCTAAATCCACCTGATTCATGACCACATTGAGCTAAAAAATGAGCTAAACGTAATGGAGTATTAATTTCAAATTTCTCCATAACTCCTGGAATTTGAGTTATAACTGAATCAGGGACATGTCCTTTTAATTTTTCTAAATTCATAATTTATAATTTTTAATATGTAACAACTCTACCTTGAATATCTGTATCAGGGTATCTAACTTCAAATATTGAAGGATCAGCTGATGTATATATATTTCCATTTCTTGTAGCGCCAGGAATATCATATCCAAAAGTAGAATAAAGAGTTCCTGTAGTATCTTGTTTATTAATTATTTCAAGTTTTACTACTGATTGTACACCTTTCACTTGTAAAAGGTTAACCATAATTTCTGAAAGGATAATTGGGCGATTAATTTGCCAACTTTCTATATTGAAATAATTTTTTAAAGAATTAATACAATCTTTTAATACAGTTTGGTTATTAAATCCACTAATTACAGTAACATCAAAATTAACTCCTATGTTAATATAAAAAGCATCTTTAATATTAATAGCATCAGTAACCATTCTATATTCATTCAAATATGTAGCTAAATTTTGTTTTAATGTTGTAGAAGCTGTTGCTAATTTTTTATTAGAATTATAAGCTAATACATATAAATCTAAAGCTAATGGGTTTGAAGTTGGGGTTGGTGCTGTTGTATATTGAGGATTATTATTTAAATCTTGAGTAACATATACTTTAGATATACTACCATAATCAGAAGGTAATGACAATGCCCTAACAATATAATCATTTTTAGTTACAGCACGTAATTGAGATGAATGAGCATACAAAGCATTATTTCTAATTTCTTCAATCTCATCACCCCCTCTACCACCTGATGATGGATCTACATTTGTTGATACAATACTATTTACAATATTAGCGTAAGTTGTTGTTGAATATCCTGATTTAAAATATACGTTTGATGTATCAATATTTGTTAAGTCGTTAGAAGGAACATTTGATGTAATACCACCACCTGTTAGATATCTAACTGTTAATGTTGTATTTGATGGTGCTAAACCATATTCTTGAGTATAAAATATAGAAGCCTGATTGTAATTTTTTAATAGATTAGATGTACCGGGTACTAGACCTAATTGAATATTATCTGGAGTTGGTATTATATTTCCATCTGCTTTATTAGATACACCTGCTCCAAATTCTATTTGTAATGTACCATCAGATAAAAGTCTTGATACAAATCTGCGTGGAACACGCTTTAGTTGTAATAAATAAGGTACTTGATCTGTATTATATGTTGGGTTAGCTAATTTATCATATATTGTAGATTGAGCTAAATAAGGAACTTCATACCAAATATTACCATCACTATCTGTTACATCTAATATTTGTAATATATTAGTATCAGATATATTAACAGTAGAAAACTTTTGAGGTGTTGTAAAACTAAATGTAGTTGATTTAATTGTAGCTGATATTGCAGGTACTGATTTTTTAACTAAAAAATAATCTGCATTATAAAAAGTAATAGAGGCACTACCTGTATCAGTAAAATCTACTTGTTGTGTTGTTAAAAATTTAGTTCTTGTTGATGTAGAAGTAAGAGTAGTATTATTAGGAATAATTAAACCATAACTAGTATCAGGTATAGAAGTAGTACCATCAAAAATACTAGGCATAAGTTGATATATATCAACGTTAGCAGAAGATGCATAAGATGCTTTAGGACGATAACCTAAAGTATAAGATAAAGCATATAAATTTTCTTTTTCTTTTGCATATAACAAATAGTTTTCTTGAATTTGACTATCAAGATAAAATGACATTACATCACCTACATAAGAGGCCATTTCAATAAACATAGCTCCCGGGTTAGCATCTGAAAAATCATTATATGCTGTTGGGAAGTAGGTTTTAGCGTAATTAGTAAGGTTTGCTTTAAAATCACTAAAATCTTTATTTAAATATGATATATTTCTATCTTGGTTCATTATTATGTAAATTGTACAGTTACTTGGTCTGAATTATTTGATATTACTAAATTGTAATTTATTGTTACATTTAAAGTATTATAGTCAGGATCAGCTACAAAATCAACACTCTCTAGGTTTATTTCAGGAATAAAAAGATTAATTGCATCCGTTATTTTAAGTCTTAATAATTCTATATTAGAATCAGTCATGCTTTCAAACAATGAACGTCTTACATCAGCACCAAATTCAGGATTCATTATTCTTTCACCTTTATCAGTCAATAATAAATTAATTAAATTTGACTTAATTTGATCTTTAGTACTATAGGTCTTATTAAATACACCAGGTGCATTAAAAGGTAATGATACCCCTATAACAATATTTTTTTGTAAATCTAACGGATTTACACGTATTGTTTGAGGTATTGGCATATTATCCTAAATTTTTAAGACCTGATCTTTCTTGTGGTGTCATGTTATTTGCGGAATCAACCAAAAATGCTAAGTATGGATTAACAGGTTCACCTGTTTCTTCATTAACTTGATCACGTATAACCTCTAAAGGTACACTTGATTGATATTGTGGTTGAGGAGCCATACCAAACATAGATCCCATCTTTTCAGCTAATTGGCTACGTACAGCCGCGTTAGGTTTAATATCTGTACTAGTAAAACTCATTGTTTGATTTTCAGACAATGGTTTTCTACTTTGACGAGCCATAGCTTCGTTTAAAATTTCAGGTAATTCTTCGTGAATAGCATCAATTACCGCTTCTTTAATTAGTCTTTTAAATGCTTTAATGTTCATAATTATAAATATTTTATCCTTGTAAATTTTGTTGATCAATAATAAATTTCAATTGAGCCACCAATTGTTGTGGATCTAATGTAAATGATGAATCACTTTTTACTTGCTCTACATTTTGAGTATTAATAGCTACTGCATAGTGACGTTTAAATCCTCTAACTACAAAGTTAGGATCATTTTCTTCTTTAAGTACAAATGTAAATCCTTTATAAGCACCCAAATTATTTGATGATGGTGGTGTTATTTGTTGAGCCAAAGTTAATATACTTGCATTGCTTAAATCTAATGGATTAGCTTGAGGTGCTTGTTTTGCAAGTAAATCCTGTATACATGGATTTGTTCGCAATCTATCATAATAATCAGTATCTGATTCTCCTGGTAATTGATTAGTATTACATAATGGATCTTGGCTTAAATTTTTAATACCGTCTAAATAACCAAGTAATTCATCATCAGTTAATAATGCTAAAGTTTTATCTTCAATTCTTTGATTAATTTCATGTAATTGCCTTTTTAAATCTTCTAAAATAAAAATGGCTGAATTTAACATTGGTATTAATATTGATACAGTTATTCCAATACCATCACGTATTGTTTCTGCTTTACTCCATAATATAGTTACTGGTTTTGATAGTACGCCTAAAGGTGAAGCTACTGGTACTTTATCTAACACAGCTGTCAATATACCAAATATGGTTAATATTACATTAAGTGTATTTAATATAGTTAATATGGCTTTAATTTTATTTTCTTGATTATTAATAGTACTAATACAACCATTTCTAGCTACTCTAGCTTGATTTAATTGATCTATAGTTTCAGCGGCATCAATAATATCATTTGTTCTATCAACTAAATTTTGTAAATCAGCACTATTTGCTATTACTTGAACTAATTGTTGTGTTAATAAAGTAGCAGTTATTTGAACTAAACCCTTAAAAACATTTCTTATTAAATTTTGTGTTTTTTCAGCTTGATATAAAGTCTTTAAAGATTCTCTAAATGACTTTCTACTTGCTAATTTTGCTTTAAAATCTATATAATTCTTCTTTGCATCAGCAAAGGGATCTGATATTAATTTTTGTAATCTAGCTTCTAAATCTTTTAAATTTTTATCATTAATGTTACTACTACTTATGTAATTATTATTTTCTTTAGTTAAAGCATCTTGATACTCTATTTCAGATAACAAAGGAGGAGTTTCAATTTTTACTCCAAAATCATATCTTACAGATGGAGCTGATTGGATAGCTAAGTCATATAGTTTTTGAACATGTTTTGTTTCAATTTCTATTCTTTTTAAAACAACTTTTTCTATATCATTTTTTAATTTATCAAGAGGTCCTAAAGCATTTTTGATTACTTTATCTTTAGTAGAATCAAATAATTGAGGTCCAAAAGATTGAGGATTCTTTATTTGAGATAAATTATTAGCTATATTACTAGGTACTAAAGAAGATATATTAGGTTGTGGCATTATATTGTAAATGTAGATTTAGAAGTTAATGTTTGAATTTTATCATAAAGAGGTTTTAGTTTTGAAACAAGTTCCTCTGATGAACCTTGTATTTTTGCTAAAGGAGTACCTGAAGCGTTTGTTGATGCTGGGGTAAGACTAAGAGCAAAAGCATCTAATGCACTTAAAAGTGTTAATAAAAAATCTGAGGTTTGTTTACCCAATAATAAAGGTTCTACTGGGAATTTATTGTTTATTGTAGTACCTAATAGTATTTTTGGAGAAGGGACTAATGTAGTAGCAGGATTACTTTCTTTTACATTAAAATGAATATAATTACCTGCATTTAAATTAATAATATTATTTGTATTTAATTCTATATTGTTAGAAGAAAATAACATTACATCGTCTTTTTTGGAATTTAAAACTATTCTATCAGCGTTTACTAAAACTTGAGAATCAGTATAACTAGAAATTGATTTAGGACCTGTAAAAGGATTTATTGGGAATTTTACATCAACACTTAAAGGAATACTTTGATTAGAAGTTAAATAAATAGAAGAAGCATCATTATCTATTGTTTCAATATAAAATTCTTTAGTAGGATCATAAGCATGTCCATTAGAAATAATAGTAATAGGAAAACCCTCATCATTAACATTACTCCATTCATTTGCATCGGCAGATGAAGGTCTTACAGTTGTACTAAAACGAATTGAGTTACCTTTTCTTCCTTGTATTATATAATCACCTTCAAAACTTAATAATTTTTTTATATTAGTACTTTCAACAAAAGTTTTTCCTAAAGGAGCTTTACTATCAAGAGTTTGAGCATTTGTTTGAGTATTACCCCATAAATTTATTGTTGATATATAATATTTTTGAGATGCTCCTGAAGATATTTGAGAAGAAGGTGAGGGTAAACCTTCAATTATATATACCAATTCACCTAATAAAGGTGGATATGAAATATTAGGGAACAAAGGTTTAGCTATGTCACATATGTCTAAAAAAGAATCAGAATTTTGAGGATCTATATTTTTAGCATTATCATAATTTAAAAAGAAAATAGTACCCATACCTCCATAATTACCAGCTCTACTAAATTGAGTTGGGGTAGGAGTATTTTTAGTTGTTACAACACCCATTACTTTCCCCGTTTTTAAAGAAGGTTGTGCTGGTATGGTGAAAGGAGATGAGGCTTTACTAACACCATATGATTGAGGACTTACCCCTGTTCTAATAGATAAAGGCATTACTTAGTAGTTTCGTATTGTAATTGAGGTTTTGGTGGAGCTTGTTCTAACAATTTTTTTCCTTCTTCCTCTATTGCTTTTTGCTCTTCTAACAAAGCATTAATTTCATCCATATTAATTAAATCCTGCCCAGTATTAGCATTAACAGTTGCCGCACGTTGTGCAATAGCTGCCATTTTAATTAATTGTTCGTTATTTTTTACATTAACATCAATTAAATCTTTAACGGTAGGCATTAACATTGTTGCAGAACCTGCATTAGCTGTTGCCATAGGTTTCATAGTATCAATAAAATCACCAATCTGTTTATCAATATCTTTATTATTTTTGTGTATTTTCTTAAATAAATCCGATAAAGACATACCGTCAAATACGGTTACGTCGTCAAAATTAGCCATAAAATGCGTTTATCAATAAATATGAATAATTAAATCTTTATATACCCATGCTCATAATACTCATTATATAATCGAGTACGCAATGTATCTAATTTTTTAATAATTTTAGTAATCTGAGGAGTGGATACATCTGTCATCTCACGAATATAAATGTATAAAGCCTTTTTATTAAATATTTCTAACGTCTCACGCTTACGGAATAATTCAATGATAGCATCTGCTGTCTGAGCATCGTGAGGTTTAGGGAACAAAGTGTGAATATGTTTATCTATATACTTTATATACTGATTGATGAATAGATTTGGTGAGTGCATTTCATCGATAGCATCCATTGATTCATATAATTGAGTTTTATCTTCATCAATTTCCTCTACATCAGCTTTCTCTTGTAACTTCTTATAATTGTTCTCGTTATATACAATTAAATAACGTTTAGCAATAGTACCAAAGTAACTAAATGCTTTACCTTTATCAGCCTTATATAAATGGAGTTTTTCAAGAAGAAACGTAATTACTTCATGCTTTAATTCCTCAATTGTATCAGTATCGGTATAATAAAACTTAAACGTATGGATAATATTCTCCGCTAACTTATAAAAACCATATTTAATACGATCGTTATAAATTTGATTACGTTTAGCCATATCGACCGTAGCTAAGTACTCGATAATAGCATCCTCAGTATCTTGAGTAAAATAAATTCTTGGTTCTTTTGGTTTACGTTTACGAGGTTTACCGCGTTTAGTTAACGCTATTGTTTCATCATCGTCTCCGAAAATATCGTAGTCGTAATCTTCTTCATATGGATATGCCATGTTATTATCTTAGTTTTAATAACAGTATACGAAAGGAAAAGAACATAACCAAATTAGTTTCTACCAGAGTTGAAATCACTTATAGTGTTTTGTATTTCTCTTAAATTTTGAAAGAAAGTACCTACTTCATCATCTGCTTCAAAAGCACCTAGTCTATCTAATTCCTTTAATTTTTCATCCGAATTAGCAACTAAAATACTAATTGCATCCATAAATTGACGTTGTTCAATTACAGCTTTTTCTAAAGCAGCATTACGTCTTATAAGTACAACAGCACCTATAATGGCTAATTCTATTATGTGGATTAAAATAACCCAAAAAGCTATAATCATAAATTATCCTCTAAATTGTTGTGCAAATTCATCAGGTTCAACAGAAACCATTTCACGAACTTTTTCAATTGCTTCTTTCAATTGTTCAATGCTATCAAGAATTTGATCTTGAGGAACATTTCTATTTACTTGAATTTGAATACGATTAACAACCGCTTCTGTTTGTACCAATTTGTCTAATACATTATTTTTGTATCTCATAGTATATGTTTATATATAAATATATGTGCTTTTCCGTTCCCACCACCCCTGCTACCATTCACGTTTTTTTCCATCCAACCCGTTCAAACCAACCGTAGGTGGAAGTTACAAAAAATATTTTATATTTCCAAAGAAGAAGAGTAACTTTTGGTTACTCTTTATTTCTAATATTCTTTAATTCTTCTCGAATCATTGCTTTAAGTTGCTCTTTAACCTGGTTAATTTTAGGTGAACGCTTTAATACAGTATTTATAGTATTAATTGTTTCGGGATCTTCAACAGTAAATTCAAATGTGCCATTTAACTTATTATCTGTTATATCGAAGCTATCAATATTGACATTTAAGTGTTGTAAATGATTAAGCAATGCAGCTTTATCTTCTAATTTTATTACATAATGTTTTGCCATATCTATAAATATCAATTTTTAAGTTTCTGCTCAAGTTGCTGTTGCCTTCACTTAGACTACTCTTATACGTATATACTAAAACTCCAAGTTTTTTAGGTCCTCAAACCAACTGTTATCGGGCTTGTTATCCCATCTTACACCTACACCGTCAATATATTTTCGAATGTATGTAGGATTAACTACTGTCATATCACTATAATAAGTAATAATATCCCATTT